GTAGAGGACTAAGAAAATCAGATACAAAGACATCAAGCACTCTTTATGATATCGCTGATGATTTGGCCTGGAAATCTAAAAAGAATCATACACTTTTACACTTCATTGAGAGAATAAACATTTACAATGAGGAAAAATTTGTGTATAAGATATATACAGTCGGATTAAAATCATGACACATGTGCTCATCAAATTAACGAACAGAGATGATATCATAGGAATTCTTGAGACAGAAAATGATAAAGATGTTATCTTAACTGATCCAATGATTCTTGTTATTAGAGGTGATTCACCAGAAGAGGCCGGTGCAATATTATTAAGTTATCTACCATTTGCATCAAAGAATTATATAACATTGAACAAACTCAATGTTATTTCTATAATACCTTTGAGTGAAGATATGATCAGATATTATACTGCTTCTAAAATATATTGTGAAAGAAATTTTGACAAATCATTTGCATCTAATCTTAGAAAGTCTACTGAGTATCTGGAAAGATATCTTTATAAAAATAAAAGAGAACCCAAACAAGACATTAAAAATGATGTACTAAATTTTTATATGTCACAGGCAGCAAGCAATACGGTAAATTAATGGCAGCAAAACATTACGTTAATAACAAGACTCTCTATGAACATATGAAAGTGTATCATGAAAAGCTTGTTTTATCTAAAGAAAATAATACAACAAAACCACCCATTCCTAACTATGTTGGTGAGTGTGTGCTTCTTATATGTACAAAACTATCATATAAACCAAACTTTATGAATTACTCTTATAGAGATGATATGATTGCCGATGGTATTGAGAACTGCATTGCCTCTGTAGACAATTTTAATCCTACGAAATCTACAAATCCATTTGCATACTTTACCCAGATCGCATGGAATGCATTTCTTAGACGTATTGCTAAAGAAAAGAAGCAAACCTATATTAAGCATAAAAACTTTGAGAATCAGTTTACAAATGAAGAGATGGACTCTATATTTCATGATAGAGTTGCTTTAGGTAATCACACTAATGAATATTCTTCTGAAGTTATACGTAGTTTTGAAGAGAAAGAAATGTTGACTAAACAGAAGAAAAAGAATAAACTTGAAGAATTAATTATTGAAAATGAAGTGGAGAATGAAGATGAACTTGAAGCATAATATGCATCTGCTGCCACAGATCGTTATTGATCTAGCGGATAATGCACTTAATGAATCAAAACATGAAAATGAAAGATCAAACTATATTCTTAGATTGGAAACAATTAGAGACTATTGTAGTGCAGCAATTAACAAGTATAATACTACTAAACCAATTAAGAAGACAAACACAAGAGTAATGCGTTGAAGATTGCTTTAATTACAGATACGCATTGGGGTGTTCGTAATGACAACGTTGCTTTTCTTGATAATAGTAAACAATTTATTAGTGACGTTTTTCTTCCTACTTTGGAACAGGAAGGAGTGTCTACGATCTGCCATTTGGGTGATCTCGTTGACCGTCGCAAGTACATTAATATTAACACTGCTCGGCGTCTTCGACAAGACTTTTTGGACCCAATTGCTGGAAAAAACTATGATGTTCATATCATAGCCGGCAATCATGATACGTACTATAAAAATACAAATTCCGTAAATGCTCTTAACGAACTAGTTAGGGGTCAATACCCGTTTCATATCTATGATCAACTACCACGTGAAGTCGACTTTGATGGTCTTATTGTATTAATGCTTCCATGGATCTGTGATGAGAATAGAAAACTAACATTGGAGAAGATTCGTGGAACAAACGCGCAAATCTGTTTTGGACATTTGGAACTCGCTGGATTTGAGATGTACCGGGGGTCCATGGTGTCGCACGGCGACGATGCTAGCATTTTTAATCGTTTTGATCTTGTTTGCTCTGGTCATTATCATCATAAGTCCTCTGCTGGCAATATTCATTACCTTGGCAATCATGGTGAGTTTACTTGGAGCGATTATAATGATCCTAAAGGATTTCATATCTTTGATACTGAAACGAGAAATCTAAAGTTTATTAGAAATCCATATACCATTTTCGAAAAGATATGGTATAATGACACTGATTATACTATTGATGATATTGCTTCACATGACTACGACAGGTATAAAAACAAGATTATAAAAGTTATTGTTCAGAATAAAACTAATCCATATTGGTTTGATATGTTTATTGATAACTTAGAGAAGTCTGGTATTTTAGAACTTCAGGTTGTTGAAGATCATCTTAATCTAAATCTAGAACAAGATGAAGATATTGTTAATGAAGCAGAAGACACATTGACTATCTTTAAGAATTATATTGGTCAGATTAATACTACTGACGATATCAAGAAGAAGATAGAAAATACTGTACACTCTCTATATACTGAGGCATTGTCTGTTGAATGATTGTATTTAAAAAGATTAGATGGAAAAACTTCTTAAGTACAGGTAATATTTTTACTGAAGTTGAACTTAATAAGTCGGCCACAACACTTATTGTCGGTGAGAATGGAGCAGGTAAGTCTACATTACTTGACGCTTTATCATTCGTGTTATTTAACAAACCTTTTAGAAAGATCAATAAACCATTATTGCTTAATTCGATTACTAAAAAAGATCTAGTAGTTGAGATTGAATTTACTATTGGTCAGAATAACTATAAGATCATTAGGGGTGTAAAGCCAAACATATTTGAAGTATATCAAAATGGTGCTTTGCTTAATCAATCTGCTGATAGTAAAGATTATCAAGATATTCTAGAGAAGCACATTCTTAAGATTAATTTTAAATCTTTCTGCCAAGTAGTTGTTCTTGGATCTGCATCTTTTGTTCCTTTCATGTCTCTCCCTACTGGTCAGCGCAGAGAGATTATTGAGGATTTGTTAGATCTGCAAATATTTACTAGTATGAATAATATTCTTAAACAAAGAATAACTTCTAATGCAGAAGATCTTATTAAACAAGAAGCCAATAAAACCATTGTAGAAGAAAAGATAAAACTTGTCAAAAAGCATCTTATTGAGATGCAAAGCAATAATGAAAAAATTATTTCAGAAAAGAATGAAAGAATAGACCAAACGAACGCACAAGTAAACGAACTCAATAGCGAATATTGGGATGTTAAGAATAAGCGCCAGGATCTTGAAGAAAAGTTAGTAGATGAGAAAGAACTAGCAACTTCAATGAAGAAACTTACAGCCCTCAAACATAAGTTTGAGGCACACTTATCTTCGCAAAAAGATCAGATTAAGTTTTTTACAGATCATGATAATTGCCCTACTTGCAAGCAATCTATTGATGAATCATTTAAATGTGACATGGTTGAAAACAATCAACAGAAGGTAAAGGAACTAGAAGAAAATTTAGAACTAGTTGCTAAAAATTATGTTGAGACAAATGATAAAATCAATGAGTTAATGAACATCCAATCTGAAGTTAATAGTTTAAAGATGGATGAACATAAACTTGCAACCAAGATCTCATCATTGATTGAATACAGAACACAGCTCGAGAACGAGATTAACAATATTCAAAAAACTGTTACTGAAGATAACTCAGATCAACTTAATATTCTTATTAATGAACTTAAAGAAGCAGATGATCTACTTAATGAACTTCACGATCTTAAACAAACATATCAGGCAGTTTCTGTATTGTTGAAGGATGGTGGTATTAAAGCCAAGATTATTAAGCAGTATATACCTATCATTAATAAGTTAATCAACAAGTATCTATCATCAATGGATTTCTTTGTTCAGTTTGAACTTAATGAGGAATTTAATGAAACTATCAAATCTAGATTTAGAGACGAGTTTAGCTATGCTTCATTCTCCGAAGGAGAGAAGATGCGTATTAACCTTGCTATACTTTTCACTTGGCGCGCTGTTGCTAAGTTGCGGAATTCTATCTCTACAAATATTCTTATCATGGATGAGGTGATGGATTCATCACTTGATGCAAATGGTACAGAAGAGTTTATGAAGGTATTAACGCAACTTGCTGTTGATACAAATACTTTCATTATTAGTCATAAGACTGATCAACTTTATGATAAATTTACAACAGTAATTAAGTTTGAGAAGCATAAGAATTTTAGTAGGATAGTTTGATGGAAAAAAGAATTTTACTTTATTTTGGTGGCAATAAACCAAAGGATAAATCTCTTGGGCTTCCTACTTGGATTCCAACAACAAAAAGACCATTTATACAATCTGTTAATAGAATCAACAATGTTATTGGCGATTATGTAAATCCATTTAAGTCTGTTATTGCTACAGAAACAATTGAAGATCTTTTAAAGCTAAAAAACAATAACTTATCATTTGAAGATCAAGCTCATAACACCGCTATTGATATAAGAGAAAAAACAAAAGATTCAAAAGTATACTTAATGTATAGTGGTGGAATTGATAGCACTAGTGCTTTAGTTGCAATAATGAATACATGGAGCAAAGAAGATCTAGAAAGAGTTTTTATTTTAATGTCTTATAGATCTATTGAAGAATTTCCAGATATGTGGAAAACAATCAATAAGGTTTTTAAAGGGAAAATAATTAACTCACTTATTAACACTGATAAGTTTTTAGAAGAAGGTTATATGGTCACTGGCGAATTTGGTGACCAACTTTTTGGAAGTGATATTATTATTCCACTGGTTGGAAAATATGGTGATGAAGGTTTACATCTACCTTGGGAAAACAATATCAATAGTTTCTATAAGGATTTATTTGGTAGAGGTTTTTCTAATAACGTTGACCTTTTTGTTGATAAATATTCAGAGACTCTGAAATATTCACCATTTAAAATACAAACATGTTTTGACTTTTTATGGTGGTTTAATTTTACAAACAAATGGCAGTTAGTAAAATATAGAATGCTGGAACAAAAGAGATTTAAAGATCCTAAAGCTAGCTTCTCTAAAATATTACATTTCTTTGATACTCCAGAATTTCAAAGATGGTCCCTTGACAATCAAGATCAAAAAATAAGAAATAATTTGTTATCTTATAAGTACAGCGCAAAAGAATTTATTGTTAAACATACTAAATATACAGACTACTTAAATAAACCTAAAGTTGGAAGTTTACAATTTATTTGGAGTAACTTCGACAAAAGTTATGCTTTTGATCAGAACTTTAATGAAATGACACATGAAGAAGTTATAGGATGCGTTAATGATTATGGAAGAGAGTGATTACGATATATTTGATGTAAATGAAAGACTATCTTATCCTGACGATGAGACAAGATATTATATCTATATAGGAAGTGATAGAAGAATTATTCATGTAAGAGAATTTAAACACTGGTACACTCCAGTTAGAGAGTTTAAATTCTTTACATTCGATGGAAAAATTAATCCTAAAGTTCTTTTAAATATCCATGACTATACTCTTGATAAGAATGAAATAGTTAAAAAAGCTCCATGCTCTTTTCAACTTTTACAGCAGTGTAAAGAAGAATCACTTGAAGTTTTAATCTGGGAAAGATTTGAAGCATTTGTGTTTAACTATACTAGAATGTATGCTAAGAATTTTATAGAAATTTTTAATGACATTTATATACTTGATGAAATAAAAACATATAATTTGACTAAAGAAGTTGGCCCTATTTTGAATAATTTACATTCATTAAATAACCACGAATATTCAATTGAAGATATTATCGACAGAGAATCTCTAAAAATTGAAGACAAGAAAAACATATTAATGTTTATTAATACGCAACGTCATAACTTAAAGAAATTAATTTCAGAAAAGAAATATGAAGAAGCTTTAAGTTATATTAAACAAACACATTCTTCATGGTGAGAAAATGATTATAGAAACAAAAAATACATCTATCATTGACATGAGAGATACTATGTATCCAAGTTATTCTCTTATGGTCAGAAGCTCTATAGCCGAAGTTAAAGCTAAAGATATTTCATGGTCAACAGCTATGGGATATTCTTATGGCGCTGCAGAGATAAAGAATGGCGATAAGACAATTATGCTTATGCCAGGTGATTATTTTTCATTTACAGTTAAAGAGAATGATGTTACTATAGCTACCATGGATAGTTTATTCATAGTATTTAGACTTGGTTTTATTGGTCATAATTTGGTTGGTGAAACAGAAACAAGAGGAAGACTGTCATATATTGATGGTTGTTCTGATTCACTTCTTGTTTATCCACCGCGCCTTGGTGACGCATCACTAAATCTTTTATATTTTCCAAAAGGAATTAATCAGTCTTATCATACGCATCCTAGTATAAGAATTGGTTGTGTTATTAGTGGCAGTGGTATATCTGATACTGATGTTCCTAATCCTCTTACCGAGGGTACACATTTTTGTTTAGAAGAACAAGAGTTACACAGATTCAGAACAGAAGATTCTGAAATGAGAATCATTGCTTTCCATCCAGATGGTGATTGGGGTCCAACTGATGAAAATCACACAATGATTAACAGGACATATGTAAGAAAATGAAATTAGTTATTGGTAATGATCCTATATTGAAAGAAGAGTGTAAAGAATTTGATTTTTCAAATCCTCCATTTGACCCAATCGAATTCTCTAAAAATTTAGTACAAACAATGTATGAAAACAACGGAATCGGTCTTGCTGCCAATCAAGTTGGTGTTCCATATAAAATTT